TTTCTGTCTGCTAATTCTGTAAAAAAGCCCTCAAAAGAGGGCAAAGGATTTGCATGTACTCGTCTTTCCGAGTTGTCAAAATTCGTTAGCTTAATAAAATGATTTTTTATTTTTTTCATTAAAATGAAATTCAGCTTTTTCATAACATATGAGCTTTAATGCTTTTTGAACTGAATCAGTGTCAACATCATCCCAACCAAACGCTTTCATTATTTTTTTTTCAATTTCTAGATAATCACTATCGCTGAGTTTGTCATAAAGTTCGTTTGATTGAGCTTTAATTTCTGCTTCTTTAGCATCTTGTATTTCAGTGCCGCTCATCATGTTGCAATAAGCATTTTCGTAACCGTTCTCTACAGCTCTATGTAACATCATCTATCTCCTTTTATTTCAAACTCAAGCGCACTCTATGAATGCGCTTTGATTTGAATACTGGTACATACCCCAGTAGGTGTTGCGCTCCCTTATTCCGTGCTATCCTTTCATCAGCTTAGAGGGAGCTAGGCATTTCGTTCTAAGATGAGCTTCGCTTTCACACTGTCTACTTGAATAACACTTTATAAGTTGTTCCGACTTTCCGAATTTTTAAAGAGCTTCAACTTTGGTAAGTTGATTTGTTTTGATGTGATTATTACAACATAAGTTGTTATTAATATCAACACCTAAAGTTGTTATTATTTTTAATTAAGTTGTTAAGTTGTTGTTTTTGTGTGATTGATTGTTATTTGTTTGCTTGTTTTTTAATCAATTAGGTGTTTTATAGTTGTGGTGGGATTTTAGGCGTGAAAAAAGCCCCAGAAGGGGCTTGTTATTTTTGGTATATATTAAGCGACTTTAGCTAAACTTAATGCAAATTTATACCCATCATTGTATGCGGTAAAAGCATCTTTATGTCTGACGCTGCCGGCTTGACTGTACGAAATGCTATCTAAAACTGAATCATCAATCGCTTTAGGTATTCCATTTACTGCATGAAAATACCCTAGCTCAAATGCACAGCCTGCACATTTATGTCTGCTAAATGTGCCTTGATATTCAGGTAATGATTCGAAGTGAACATCGTAACGGTGTGCCTTATGGCATATAGGTGAATAACCCATTTTTAATACCTCTCTAATTGATAAGCATTAAATAGGGCTTTACTTAAAAAGAAAACGAATATAGAATAACTATCGAGATCTCGCAATAAAGCCCATAATGCTTTATTTTTTAGTATTAGCCCGATACGCCAATATCGGGCTTTCCCATATCTAGTAGTTTATTATGTTGCCAACCACTAAATATAGATCAAATTATACCCAATAAAATAAAAAGCTTCAATAAAAAGATCAGCTTAAAGCAGTCTATTATCAATAATAAGGCTATTTTTTATTTTTTGCTGAAAATGGTGTGGGAAATAAGAGACACCCTTAGGGGGTGATTGATGAATGATTAGCGGTATGTAAAAAAAGTACAGTTAATTTTTAGATAAGTATGAAAAAACCCGCGCTGACGGGTTGGTTATATACAGATTTATATTTAGAATTGATCGGAACTAATTGGAATATGAGTTTTATTAAAAAACTGTTTAATGAAAGTTTTATTTTCAGTTGATGCAATAATTTCTGCTTGTGTTTTTATTTCATCTGATAATATTGGTGACTTAGATTGATTTTCTGTTTTCAATTTTTCTTTAAGATAAACTTGAGTATTAGATCTCAACACAAAAGAAAAAATTTGAGTATTCTCATTATCAACACCAACAATTGTAGTTATCATCTTAACCATTAGTTTATCTAATTCTTTATGAATCATGATGCTTTCTTGAGATTCATTTATTTGAAATTCAATATCTGTACCGTTTTTCGCTTTTCTATATTCATCAAAGCTAATATTAATAATAATGAAATCTTTATTTTGTTTAAATAATTTATCCATATTTTATTTCTCTTTAACTAGTATATTAATAATAAAGACAGCTATTAGTATCATTCGGATAATTATTGTCTAATCCACCTTTCATAGGATTTTTAATCTTTTCTATTATATTTTTACATATAAGTATAATGTCAAATTTAGTAGATTCTTCTAATTCTATGTAGCAAGCTTCATTGTTAATTAATTTCGAAAAAATAACGCCATTATTCTCATCATCTATACAATTGATATCTTGAATTAAGATATCTGCAGGTATACCAAGTCCATTATGAAGTTTTTTAATCATATTTAAACTTAGATTTCTTTTGCCATTGAGGACTTCTGACACTTTAGATGATGAGCCTAAATATTTTTTCATATCTTCATTAGTTAAACCTTTTTGATCCATAATAAATTTTATATAATCAATAGGAGAAGGAGCCTCAACGGAGTAGTTTAAATTTTCATATTTTTCAATTAGCATTGCTAATAATTCGAATTCATCGCTTTCCTCTGAAAGAGGTGTTAATTCTTTACCGAAAAGTTCAGTGAATCGAGCCATTGCTTTTTGATATTCTGCTTCATTATGCAGTATAGTCCAAAAATAGCTAGCCATTATTTTAACCTCAATTTATCATATTCAGAATGAGTATAGACCCCATCAATAAGAACCATGCCATTACAATATCTCACTTGAACAACAACTCTATAGTTATTATGTTTGACATTAAAAACACCTTTAGAATCACCTAACTGGTCATATGAATTATTAAAATTGTTTTTAATGTCATGTGGATTATTCCAAGTTGACAATTCAACTTTTCTTAACCAAGAGTTCAGGTGTCTACTTGCTTCAGGATGTTTCTTATTAAATTCGATTATCTTTTCTTTCCCGAATATTTTCATAAATTTCCCAAATTGGGAATATATATAATATATCCCTTATAATTAAAATTATCAATAACTATCTAATTTACTTTATTCTATTTGAACGATTGAATCTTTGTTTCAATAACCGCCGTAGCGGTTAGCCGTGTTTTCTTAATAGCATTGATTACATTTCAAATGAACAATGAAATACTCGCCCGATTATTTCTATATTTTTTGAATCATCAATTTCATCAGGAAATTCTTCAGAGTTGTAAGAAACAATTCTTATTTTTCCTGCTGGTAATAAATACAATCTTTTTAGCCGACACAATCCGTCTTGGCATATTGCATAAACATCGCCATCACGAATATCTTTTTGTAGTGTGTTCACCGCAACAGTTGCTCCATCTGGAATAACGGGCTCCATACTGTTTCCTTTAGCTGGAAAACAAATGACAAATTCTTTTTGTGCGTTTTTTCTTCTAAAAAAAGATTTGCTAAATCTGAGCTTATATCCATTGTGATCTTCCGTGCTTGAACAACCATGTCCTGCTGCAAGTTCAATTGATTTGAAATATGGAACTTCAACTTCATCATCATTTAATGGGGTTTTATCATCCCACTCATCTACGTCTCTTGTTGATAATTCATCCATCGGCGTTCCGTCTCGTTGCTGTTTAAGCTGAGGACCTTCTCCTTTAGCTAACCATTCAACCGAAACACCTAAATAATCAGCGATCTTCAATAGATTTCTATTTGATTTTGTTTTGCCTGTCATTAATTTCCATATTGTGGTTTGAGACATACCAATAGCCTCTCCCAATTTCGCTTGAGAAATCTTCTTTTCTTTCATTATTGAGGTTAGTCGATCTGCTAATGTCATTTTTTAAGCTCCTTTTTCATTTAAATAAAATACAACCAAAGTTGTATAAAGTAAAACATCTTAAGTTGTTGACACAAGCAAAAACAAAAGATAATATTTACAACATAAGTTGTTAAAAGAGAGTTTGTATGAAAAATAAAGCAATTGAGAAAGCTATTTTAATTACGGGAAGCCAGAAAAAATTAGCTGATGCGTGTGGGAAAACTCAGACATCAGTATGGAAGTGGCTGCACGGATTGTCTGATGTTAGTCCTGAACATGTTCATTTAATAGTAAAAGCAACCAATGGGGAAGTTGCAGCTTGCGATATTAGACCTGATTTACCAGAACTTTTCCCAAGAAAGAGGGTAAGCAATGAACGCAGTTGAAATATTAAAACTAATAGGGCGTCCGAATGCCTATTATCCTAAGCTAGCTAAGCCACTGGGTGGTGTGAGTCCTGCTGTTTTATTCTCACAATTATTTTATTGGCAAGACAAGGCTACGTCTGATTTAGGTGTGTATAAAACACGTGATGAGCTTGAAGATGAAACTGGTTTATCTCATAACGAACAAAGAACGGCTATCAAAAAACTAAAAGAAAAAGGTGTGTTAATTGTTACAGAAAAGAGGTTAGAGCATAAGACTTTTTACAAGATTGATAATGAAAAAGTTAATCAAGTTTTAAGCGATTTCGCCAACTCTATAACTCAATCATCACGACAAATGAAAAGTAGTTACCCCGATCTCTACAATGTAGATGTCGAGACGACTACAAAATCAAGTTCGTTATATCAAGAGAATACTACAAAGACTACTACAGAGAATACTACAAATATTATTGCGAATAAATCGCAACAGCCAAAGCGACCTTGTCAGTTTCCTGATGAATTTAAACCGAACGATCATCATCGAGATATAGCGATGAATGAAAACATCAATTTGGATAATGAGTTTGTCAAATTCAGGGATTACTGCTTGGCGAATGGCAAAAAATATATTGATTGGAATGCGGCTTTTAACAACTGGTTACGCAATGCTAACGGTTATAAAAAATCAAATAAACCACCTGAAAAATTCATGACCCTTGCCGAGCGTAACAGAGCCGTTTTAGAGAGCATGAGGAGTTAGTAATGGCAAAGATCACAGATGATTTTTTAGCAGTTATTGGCGGATTACTTGAGATTTACGGACAACAAGCAAGCACTGTCAAGGTCAATATTTACTGGTCAACGCTTGGGCAATATCCGATTCAATCATTAAAGGCTGCCGCTAATGCTTGGGTGCGTAAAAGCCAGTTTATGCCGAAACCTGCGGATTTAATCAAGCTAATGGGCGGTTCAAGTAATCATTTATCACCAGATGAAGCGTGGTCGATTGCAATACTTGCTAGCGATGAAACCAATACGGTTGTTTGGACTAATGAAATAGCAAAAGCGTGGGCACAAGCTGAAATTGTCTACCGAAATGGTGACAAAATTGGAGCAAGACGAACGTTTATTGATGCATATGAGCGAATGGTTGACGAATCGATGATGTACGGACGAGCTATCGAGGTGTTTGTCTCCCAAGGTAGCGATAAAGCAAAGCGTGCTGATGCTATAAACCATGCCGTTTTTACAGGGCTATTAACACAAGAGCGAGCTAATCATTATCTGCCAAAACCAGAAAATACGTTTGCAATGTTGGAATGCAAAACTGAGCAGGGAGCATCAAGTAAAAGCATGATGCATATTGCTAGCATTAAGCAGATGTTAAAAACAGGTAGAGCTTGTGTTGCGGAGAGTTAACCATTGCACACTCGGTATTAATCACATGCTAGACAAAATAGCATACGACTATGTGAGAGCGATACGAGAACCAGGAGCAAATACGGCAAAGATTAAACAGCAGTTAGCAGAACGAGTAAAAAATTATTCAGAAGAAGACAAAATTAAATTGAGAGAGTTGATACAGAAGTGGCTTACAAAATAACAGCAGAAGTTAAAAAAGGTTGGCAAGCGTGGGGAACGGTTGTGTTGCGTCGTGATTCAAGACTCACAGAAAAAAGTTTAATTAAAACACTCGCTACAGTTGAGAACTCATTCGGCAATACTAAAGTTGAAGTGTTGGTCCGTAATTTTGAGTGTGTGAGGGTTTAGAAGTGATTAAAGAAATACGATTAACACATGAACAAGCACGCAACACAGCGATTAACGTAATAAATCAATTGCCAGTTGATAGCGAGCATCCGTTGCGCATAGTAATCGACGAAGACAATCGCACGTTAGCACAAAATCGCATGATGTGGGCTGTTTTGAATGATATTGCTAAGCAAGTTGAATGGAATGGAGAAAAGCTCACAGCAGAGGAATGGAAGCATTTAATCACGGCTAATTTACACGGGCAGAAATGTGTAAAAGGCATTCAAGGCGGACTGGTGTTTATGGGGTTATCAACGCGAAGAATGAATAAAAAAGCATTTGCTGATGTGGTGACTTGTGCTGAACAGTTTGGGGCTGAAAATGGCGTTATATTTAGCTCAGATGCACAGGAAGCGATTCGACTAGCTGAACAGTACAAAGACCAATTATCAAAGGTAGCATGATGAACAACGAACACAAAGAACAATTAAAACGATACGATGATAAAGAGCAAGAATTAGAGCGAGCAATAGCAATAGTTAGAGAGCAACGCAGAGAATACATTAATCAGCATAATTTAAATAGAGTTAACAATGAGCAGACTAACTAAAGAAGCAAGAGGGCGAGAGTGTATGGTTCGATTGCCGTGCTGCAATCATAATCCAGAAACTACAGTTCTAGCTCATTACAGACTGGCAGGAACGTGTGGCGTAGGTATGAAGCCGAATGATTTGCAAGGCGCATGGGCTTGCTCAGCTTGTCATGATGAAATCGACCGCAGAACACGAATATTTGAGAATGAATTCGTTAGATTAGCGCACGCTGAGGGTGTAATTAGAACTCAGGACATGCTAATTAAAGAGGGGAAGATTAAATTATGATTAACCTGACATTACCGTACCCTCCAACTGTCAATCATTATTGGGGGACAGTAGGAAAACGGAGATATATAAAACCACAGGGCATTAAATTTAGGAATGATGTTATTGGTATAGTTTTGCAAAATAAAGCTAATAAGAAGTTAGCTGAAAGAGTAATGATTGATATTAAGGCGTACATGCCAGACAGAAGAAAACGAGACCTAGATAACATCAATAAAGCCATTTTTGACGCATTAATACATAGCGGTGTCATTGTAGATGATGAGCAAATAGACGTATTACATAGCGAAAGAAAAGAAGTTTTTAAGGGTGGAAAGATAGAATTAACTATCAGTGCATTGGGAGGGATAAATGAGAGAAACTAAGGATATTTTAATAGCGTGGAAAAATACACGCATTTTAAAGCGCATGGGGACAGAATACCCCTCAAAATCGGCGGGTATTAATGGGGCACCAATGGATTTTGATTATCGTCAGTATTTAACAGAAGAAGAGGCACAGATTATTGATAATGCTGTTTTAAGATTAAAAGCAGATAATATTGAGCATTGGGCAGTATTAACATCCTTTTATCTCCGTGAAATTTCATGTAGTAAGCAAGCGAGAATATTGGGTAAAAGAACGGATGATATAACAAAAATTTTGTTTGCTGCTGAATGTTTCATTCGTGGTCATATTATTGAATTATTCCCAAAGGTGGCATAGTTGACAATGAACATAATTAAGATGTATATTGAAAAAACGTTAGCAAAATCTAACGTCGGGATTGGCGTCCTGAGGCAAATATCATCCGCACAAACTGCGTAAGCAGTTTTTCTATATCTAGTCTATGGTGGGCTAGGTGAGGGAGCTTAACCGCTCGCTGGATTCGGATGATTAACCAGTACGCCAACCTTGCTTAGTTCACCTCCAATATTGGCGTGTTGGTGGTGATTTATAAAATAACCAATCATCCGAGGTCAATATTATGACTAATCAAATTTCAGTTTTTCAATTTCAATCTTCTTATGAAGTTCGCATTCAATTAATTAATAACGAACCTTTCTTTTGCTTAAAAGATGTTTGTAGTGTTTTAGACATCAAAAACCATAAAGATTTATTAGCAAAACAGATTGATAATAAGGGGGTAGAAAAAATCTACCTCCCTACAAATGGCGGTAATCAATACGTTGTATTTATTAATGAGCCAAACTTATACCGAGTGATATTTAGAAGTAATAAGCCAGAAGCTAAACAATTTCAAGATTGGGTATTTAATGATGTACTTCCAAAAATCCGTAAAACCGGTGCATACTCAGTTGTTGATAAGTCAAATTACATTACATCACAGCAATTGCAAGATTTAAAATATATCATTAATAATATTTCAAATGCCTTTTTCTACACTGAAGCATTCACGCAAGGAGTTTGGAAAATGGTACGTGACGCAACTGGTGCTGATAGTATTCAACATATAAGAAAAGATAGACTTTACTTAATAAGCGCAGAAATTGAAAAAATGTTAAAAGTAACCCAGATGTATTTAACGTTGAGGCGAGATACTGAAAGCGAAATTATTAAAAAGATTTTCAGGAACCACAACGATCAAGATATTATCATGTTCAATGTAAAACATGAACATGCCCAATTTTTGTTAAACATAGATAAGATGCATAAAATATACCTAAAAGATTTTAATAAAAAATTAATTGCAGATATCAAATAACACAATACAAAGGGCTTTACGCCCTTTTTAATAAAATAAATATTGATTATTGTATCCAAAAGTATACAATATTTAATAAATACAAGATTGGTGTATGTATGAATATAATTAACCAAACAGAAATTTTCGAAAACTGGTTAGAACGCTTGAAAGATTCTAAAGGAAAAACAGTAATAACAGCAAGAATTCGAAGAGCTGCTTTTGGTAATTTTGGTGATCATAAATTTTTAAGGGATGAAATTTACGAAATGCGAATTACTGTTGGTGCAGGCTATCGAGTATATTACGCAAAAGATGGAAATATTACTTATCTCTTATTATGTGGTGGTGATAAGTCAACACAAAAGAAAGATATAAACAAAGCGGTAAAACTTTGGAAGGAGATTAAAAATGGTTAAAGTGACGCAATTTGATGCGGCAAAATTCCTTAATACTGATGAAGAAAGAGCAATGTATCTTTCAGAATTTTTGCATGAGGATATTTCATCAGAAGAATTTATTGCAGCACTTAATGATGTAGCTCGTTCAATAGGTATGACAAAAATAGCAGAAGAAGCAGGTATCGGAAGAGAAAGTCTATATAAAACGTTATCAGCGAAAAAACCTAGATTTGACACTATGCTTAAAATTATTCATGCGTTAGGTATGGATCTACAAATCACAGCAACAAGAAAGGCTTGTAATATTCAATAAATACTTGACTGTACGGATATACGGATAGATAATATATATATGATGCGGTTTTGAACGCATAGAATTTAAGCCCACTAAAATAGTTGGGCTTTTTGCTATCCATATGTGAGTAATTTTATGAGAACACGAGCATATAGACGACATCAAGTTAAGCGATGTCTAGATAATAGAAAGCACGATTTTTATTCTGGTGATTCTAGAAAATCGCTAAAAAGGCATGTGACAACACCAACAGCTTGCTCTTGTTGGATGTGCGGCAACCCAAGACGATATCTCAACGAGTTAACATTGCAAGAACATCGATCATTACTGAATTTAAAAGAAAGCCTCAATTAAGAGGCTTTTTTGTTATCAAGGTAAAATTTCACAGCATCAACAATAAGCTTAGCTTGTGGAATATCTAGGCTTTTACTTGCTTGTTCAATTAATGCGATATCGTCAACGTGTAGCTTAAAGCCTTTGACCTTTACACCTCGTTTTTGGTCACTTTTTGCTTGAATTTCAACTCTTGTTAATGCCATGTTATCCGCCTTGATTTTTTAAAATTAAATTGTTATATTTAAGGTCATCGGAGAGGTTTCCCTCTCCTTTGAACTACTTTAGAATGCTGGGGAGCTAATCAAAAGTAGCAGAATTAAAATGAATATTTTCTTTTTCATTTTTCTTCTCCTTAAGCCCTCGTCTTAGGTCGGGGGTTTACCTTATCAAGTCCCTCACTTGATGCTTATTATTGTAAGTTAACCTACAATAAAAGTCAACACTATTTATCAAAAAATTTTAATTTTTATAGATTTATTACTGAATAAAATTAATGAAGTCTTATATGCATTTTTGTGTTTTATTTATCAAAAGATAAATAGTTGTTGTATTGCTACTTTAAGTTGAATCTAATTTTACTAGGTTAATAACTTGGTTATTAATCGTATTCTGAGGTGAAATTATATGATTACTAATAGATTTAATTATTCTAAAGCGTTAGAAGTATTACTATATGTATCTTCTAAGGTTGGATATATGTATCATACAGGTAAGATTATTTATTTTGCGAACAGATATCATCTAGAAAAATATGGTCGTTTTGTTATTGATGATCGCGTTATTGCCATGAAAAACGGTCCCGTTTTATCTAATATATATGACATGATTAAAAGCGCCAGAGGTGATAATTGTAATTATCCTGAAGTTAAAAAATATCTGACTTATTTGTCGAGTGGATCAAGCCTGCATAAGCTAGTCCCTAAAAGGGAGGCTGATATGGACTATCTCAGTGATAGTGATATTGAGTGTTTGAATGAGGCAATAGAAAAAATCAAAGGAATGAGCTTTAATGATTTAGAAAGCTTTAGCCATGATGATTTATATTATACTGCTGATCAAAATAATGAGATTTCAATTGATGAGATAATTAATCATTCAATTCATTCTGACACGTTAAGAAAGTATTTGGCTGGTTAAGAATGCTTTATTAGGTGGCAATTTCCCTAAAGAGTTTAGGAAAAAACAATTTAAAGTGGGAGCTGTTGTTTTCACTCATTGTCATTTCACTACACCACCTAAAAACAAATATCATGTTATTTGCTGTTGTGAACCTCTTTTAGTCTTATTGATAAATTCAGATATCCCTGATTTCATACGTTCGAAAGAAGCATTAAATAAATGCCAAGTTGAATTAGATCAAAAAAGTCACCCATTTTTAAATTGGGATTCATATTTAAATTGTATAGATGCTCATAATGCGTATGACATATCATTTTTTAATAGTGAGTTTGCTAAAAATTTTGATCAGTTTTATAGGGGTAATTTGTCAATAAATTGTATCAGGGATGTTCTGCAGGCAGTAAATGATTCTCCTGTTATGATCCCTTTATATAAAAAATTAATAACAAAAGAGTTAAATAAATTATTAATTGACAATTAATTGTAAATAATAAAAACAGACCGCTTAACTGCGGTTTTTTTATGTCCAAATTTCATGCATGTCAGCGACATTAATGTCGTCAACATCTACAGAATCGACAGCAAAGCTAGACACACACATAACTAACATTTAGCTAGTACGCTGTCACATCATTAACTCATATGAAGAATAATAACATGTATAAATCATCAATCATGGAATGGTTGCAATCGAATGCGCCATTAATTTATGGCGTCGTTTTATCCATCATCATAGCCTACGGTCGTTTAACGTATGATGGTGTGGGCGGACGTCGTAAATGGGTAGAAGCGTTATTGTGTGGTGCGTTGTCATTAGCTGCTAGCAGTGGGCTAGATTATTTTGGCTTACCAGTTAGTATGAATCCGTTTATTGGTGGCGCAATTGGTTTTTTAGGGGTTGATAAATTACGTCAAATATCAAATTCAATGTTAAGAAAAAGGGTTGATAACAACGATGACCAAACTAACTGAACATTTTACGCTAGAAGAGTTTACTCGCTCGACAACAGCCAGCAGATTAAAAATTGATAACTCTGTGCCTGCCGATTTAATGCCTAACGTGCAATTAACAGCTACTCATCTTGAGTTAGCAAGAAAAGCTTTGGGTAAGCCAATCATTATCACGTCTGGTTACCGCTGTCCTGCATTAAATGCTCGTGTCGGCGGTGTGGCAACAAGCGCGCATACGCAAGGGCTTGCAGTGGATTTTAAATCGTCATTTGGTTCACCTAAAGATATTTGTCAACGATTAATTGATGCTAATGTACAGTTCGATAAATTAATTCAAGAGCATAATCAATGGGTGCACATTGGATTTAGTCCAACTAATAATCGTCAAATAGTGTTAACTGCCGTAAAAAATGCAGGTAAAACGATTTATAAGAGCGGGCTAGTATGAGTAAAGAAAAGGCATTAAGCATAGTATTAATCATTGCTGTTTTTGTCTTTGCTGTCTATTTCGGTTACAACAATTATCAAGAGAAGAAACAGCTCAAAAAAGATAATGCTGAACTGTTCGGAAAAATCGAACAGTTGAACCAGGACATCACTAGAAACAACCAAATTATAGCAGATAACGAAAATAACAAACGTGAGCTAGAAAATCAGTCTATTGAACGGCAGGAGCAAATCAATGAGCAACTCAAAAATAATGACTGCGCTAATCAGTTTGTGCCTGTGTCTGTTTCTAACAGCTTGTACAAAAGAGCGAAAAGTTTACGTCAATCGACCGATACCGGCAAATTTGCTCAGTGATTGCGTGCCGAATTTACCATCTCAAAAAATGACGTTTGGCGATAGTCTCAGATATAACGAGCATTTGCTAAATGTTATTGAGAAATGTAATGCGGATAAAAGGGCAATAAAGGAAATTAGTAATTAGTGCTGTACTAACTCAGATAAATAATTTATAATAAATGTGCACTTAGAGTAACATGATCAAATAAAGTTATTAAGCAGTTTGTTACATTTCTATCTGTATCATGTTTAATTTCTTTACTCAAGGGGAGTTGGTTCGCGGTCGGCAAACTTAGAAACCATATCCCCTTAAAACTATCAACTTAGATACTCCTCATTAATAGTTTTTCAATTAACTACCAGTATAAATAACTATTCGCTTTTACCGCATAAACTATAAAAATCCCCGGGCGGTTATAAAAAATAACTGCATATTTAATCAAACCGCTTAATTGCGGTTTTTTTATATCTGAAATTTGCCATCACACGGCAATTAACAAAATTAACAACAAGAGCCACTTAGGAATGAGTTTTAGAGGGTATCAGATGGTTTTCATGGTTACCTCTCTTGACTGGTTCCCTGTGTGACTAAAACTCATTTCTAATGGAGAAAATCATGAATATTACAATTTTAAATACTGCAATAAAACAAGATAAAAAAGGGCTATTTTGTATCAATGATATACATAAAGCTAGTGGAAATGATAAAAGTAAGCAGCCATCAAACTGGTTACGCCTTGATTCTACTCAAGAACTAATCCAAGAATTGGAGGACTCCTCATATCTGAGGAGTGGACAAAAAGCAATTGAGGTTATAAATGGCGGTAATTATCGAGGTACATATGTATGCAAAGAGTTAGTTTATGCGTATGCAATGTGGATTAATGCTAAATTTCATCTTCACGTAATTAGAACATTTGATAAAGTAATCCAACAAGATTATCAACGACAACGATTAAGAGAATTGGCAAAGGTTGAATATAAGCCAATGACTGATGCCATTAAATTAGAAAGAGAAAATCAAGGAAAAGATATTAAGCCTCATCATTTTAGTAATGAAGCTGATTTAATCAATCGTATAGCGCTAGGCATGACATCCGCCAAATTTAAAGTGCATCATGACATTAACAAAAACGAATCTATTCGAGATTATTTAACTCCGTGCCAGATTAAATGCATTACTGACCTTCAAAGAGCGAATACAACATTTATTCAATTAGGTATGGAGTTCGAAGATCGAAAAGTTAAGCTAATGGAGCTATTCAAACGAAACCATATTATTTCATTGTTTGATGAACAGCAAAGTATAGCTGCATAATTATTAGTTTAAGGAAAGATTATGAAAAAGGGCGAAAAGAAAAAAGTGGGTCGCCCAAGTGAACTAGCTGAATGCTTAATTAAGGCTAAAGAATACTTGCTTGGGGACTATGAAACATTTGGGGATGTAGTGCCAAGTGTTGCAGGTCTTGCTTGTTATCTTGGTAAGCACAAGTCATCAATGTATGAGTATGCAAAACAAAACAAAGAGTTTTCCGACACGCTAGAAGCAATTAAAACGTTACAAGAGAATAAACTAATAAATGGTGGGCTAACTAGCTCATTCAATCCAACAATCACTAAGCTAATGCTATCTAATCACGGCTATAGCGAAAAACAAGAAATAGACCACCAATCATCCGACGGCTCGATGTCACCAAAACCAACACGAATAGAGCTAGTCACACCCGCAGAGTAAACGTCATGACAACAGCACAAATACAGTTACCTAAAAAATTGATATCTGTGTTTGTAGCCGAAAATGTCAGATATCGTGGTGCGTACGGCGGTCGAGG